GTCCATGTGAGCCATGTTAACTGATATTTACGGCTTGTCAAGTAAAGTTAATTGCTGTCCATCTAGCGGTTACTTCCGCCAACACGGGCCGGAAATCTCGGTTAACATTACGCCATGGTCGCAATCAACGAAGTTTTGTCGTTTTTTAAGCAATCCCAAAGCGAAGTCGCTCGGGCGTTCGGCGTTAGTCGGGCAGCGGTTTGTGCGTGGGTAAAACGCGGCAAACTGCCGGAATTGCGGGCATATCAGTTTAGGGACATGGTTTCGAAAAGGGCCACGGATACCGACCGTTAGCGGTTGCCCGACTGCTAGGTACTTTCACCGTACCCGGCGTTCGTGGTCCTTTTCTCCATCCCTAGGCATCGGGCGTTAACTGCTATAAGGGTGAAATATGGCGCGTATTCGATCCATCAAACCGGAGTTTCCACAGTCGGAAACCATGGGCCGGGTTAGCCGCGAGTCGCGGTTACTTTTCCTTCAACTGTTCACTGTAGCCGACGACGAGGGGCGTCTTCGCGGGAATTCGCGAATGCTCGCGAGTCTTCTATACCCCTATGACGACGATTCGCGAAACTTAATTGAAGGGTGGTTAGGCGAACTAGAGTCGGTCGGCGCGATTCGGCGTTATGTCGTCGAAGGTGATTCTTACATTGACATTCCTAACTGGTTGAAACATCAAAAGATTGACCATCCGTCCAAGTCTAAATTTCCGGCTTACTCTGAAGAATTCGCGAACATTCGCGAGGATTCGCGAAAACTAGCGTGGGATCAAGGAAGGGATAGGATAGGAAGGGAAGGGATAGGATCAGTATTGGCGGAAACGGCAAAACCGAAGAAAGCCAAACCAGCCATACCGGACTGGTTCGCCCAATTCCGCGACCTATACCCGGAGCGGGCAGGGGATCAGGGCTGGCAGCGGGCATTGAAAGCCGCCAACGCACGGATGGCCGAGGGACACACGCCCGACGAATTCATCGAAGGCGCGATGCGATATCGAGCGTTTTGCGAAGCGACCGGCAAACTTGGGACCGAGTACGTCAAACAGGCGGCATCGTTCCTTGGACCCGACAAGGCGTTTGCATTGCCGTGGGCGTTACCGAAGACGAAAGCCGAGACGCAGCAAGACGCAAACGTGCTGGCCGTGCAGCAGTGGTTAGCGCAATGACCCGCGACGAGATTACGGCAATGGCTAGAAATTGCGGATGGGCAAAAGTCGGGCGCGAAATGGAATACCCCGTCTTGACCGGACGACTTGAACGCTTCGCCGCCCTTATCGCCGCAGCCGAGCGGGAGGCGTGTGCAGTCATGGTTGAACGTGGGATGGGCGATTGGCAACTTGGAAAGAAAGTCGCCGCAGCCATCCGTGCGAGGGGTAACAAGTGATGCGCGAGGAATTCATACCGGCCACAAAGCCACGCGTGCGATTCTGGAAGTCAAAAGACGGTCGTGCGTATGCGTGGTACGTCTACGCATTGCCGCAGGGCCGAAGCGATGATTGGCAAAACTTCGTACAGGTAGCGGACTTCAATTTCCAAAGCGACGCCGAAGAACTGGTCGAGTCGATCAACCAAAATGGCGGGTTCACTCGCCACTACGCGAGGTAACAATGGAAGTCTCCGACAAGGTGGAAATGTCACGCGTGCTGTTAGGACTGGCCGCGATCATGCCGAACGCCAAGGTAACGCCAGAGGCACTCGAAGTGTGGTTCGGTGCAATGCGCGATTGGGACATTGCAGACTTTCGCGCAGCGGCGAGTCACTTGGCGAAAACGTGTCGCTTCATGCCGACCCCGTACGACTTCGAGCAAGTACGCAAGGCAGGAACGACGACCAGCGCCGAAGCATTCGCGCAAGCGTTAGCGCATTGCGCCAGCGGCCAGTGGCGACAGGTTCCGCATCCTGACCGCGCAATCGAAATGGCCGTGCAGGGTTTAGGCGGTTGGCGTGCGCTGGCATTCTGCGAGGAAGATAAAACGCACTTCCTCGAAAAGCGGTTTGCCGAGCATTACGCCGAACTAACCGATAAGCGCGATACGATTGCGGCATTGCCCGGTATCGTGAATGCGCCGAAGTTGGCAGGGCCAGCGGGAGCGGATCGACTGCTAGGGCGATTGCTCGACGCATGATCCGTGGCACGGAATTATTGGCGGTCGAGTTGTGGATCAGCAAAAGGCTGGTCGAGCATGGCGTACCGCACATAACCGCAGGGCTAACGGATGCCACAATGCGCCGGGAGCGGATCAGGCAGGGTATCGCTGACAACGGACTATCGGCGGTTGTGGTGGGACGGAACCCGAAGGACCGGAAACCCGAAACGTACGCACAGTTGTTCGAGCGGGTATACGGAATGCGATTAAACGAAAGCAGAGGCGATATATGACACTGGAAGCGCCGGGGGTAGGGTTAGGCATAGGGGACGACGGAGAACGCCGTACAGAGCGTTTACGTTCGAAACAGGCATTTGACGGATTTGCACTGGTCAAGAGTGCATCGGGCGGGCTGTACTGGACCGGAGAACTTAACGTCGGGATCGGTCATGGGCCAATGTGGACCCGCAGCATCGAACGCGCACGCATCTTCGAGACTAGGCAAGACGCCTACGCCGTCGCCAGTTGCATTACGGATTTGCAGGAATGCCGACCCGTGAGCGTCACCAAAGCGAAGCCGCACCGTGTTTCGCGCTAACTGGGGGTTATGTGAAAAACCTACTAAACATTGTCCTTCGTGCGGTATTGAAACTACCGGCGGGTACGTCTGCCGAAGTTGTAAACGAGCCGCCAAAAAAGGACACGTTAACGCTCGACAATGTACCAACTGGACGAAAGACAAAGGACCGTTACGGTACGAAAGGCAGAAAAAAGTTTATTGGCGCAGCAAAGCGCGAAAAGCGGTAAGACCATTGGTCGACGAACTAAACAAGGCCGTCGACATAGGACGGCTAACAGCGCATTGGTGACACATGGACCACATTAACCCACAGCATTACAAGCAAGACATAGAAACCGTCGACTTCATGCGGGCGAATGCTAAAAGCGACGAACACTTCGTCGAGTTTTGCCGACTAACGGCGCTAGGCTACATAGCACGCGCAGGACGCAAGGAAGGCAACCCGATAGAGCAGGACGCAGCCAAAGCAATATGGTGGCTAACGTGGATGACCGGCAACGATCCGCGAAAGTGAAAGCGCGACGGTCGCCTGTGCTAACGCTCGATCAATACCGCATATTGCTCGACGTGAAGCAGACACGCCGCACGACACTTACCGCATTGGCTAAAGAATGGGACGTGAAACTTACAACCGTGCTGGACGCATCAAGTCGTGGTGTCAAGCGTTACGATTACGCGCTGTCAAAAGGTATGCGCTAATGCGTCACGCGATGCGCCGAGACTTAAACGACGCCGAGATAACGCAAGCCGTTAAAGCGGCAGGATTCAGCGTTATCGACTATACGAAAGCCGGAATCGGCATACCCGACAAACTCGCCATTAAGCCGCTACCGCATCCGAACGGCATTGAGGGTACGTATTTCTTTATCTGTTGGCTGGAGATTAAGAGTAAGCACGGCAAACTGTCGCAAGGCCAGCAAGCCGCACGCGCCGTATGGGAGCCACGCGGCGAGTGGATCGAAGCACGTACACCGGAACAAACCGTGCGTGACTTGTGGGAGCGATACAGCGCCAAGATTAAACCCGAGTACGCACGATGACGCTGGAATGGACACGCGTATTGCTCACGCAATGGGGGCGATGGTGCAGAGGTAAGCCGCGCACGGGATACCCTACAGCGTCGGCGTTTTACTTCGCCAACATGGGCAGCAGACGAGGCGACAACAACGACGAACCGCCCGAGGAAGTGCAGTTAATCGAACGCGTGATATGCAAGATTCCGCATCACGATAAGCAGTTACTAACCATGCAATACGCGTCGAATGGGCCGCTATGGATGAAGGCGATTCGGCTAAATCTGTCTCGCAGAACATATAGTCGACGCGTAGGTAACGCCGAGCAGAAGGTATGGCGCACCTTGTTAAGTATTGACGATGCCCCGGAAAACGGCTAAAAGCGGGCAAAATGGGGTAACGTGTATGCGTAACCCACGAATCAACCCCGACCGGCACACTCCACACGGTATTTTTTACGTTAAGGCCGACCACCGGGGTATTTATGCAAATCGACATACGCGCTGACTTACGGGACGTAGAAAAGTCGTTACGCAACTTGCGTAAGGATCAAATCCCGTTTGCCACGGCGTATGCGTTGACCAAGACGGCGCAGGAAGCGAAAAAGGATATCGAAGCGGACATTAAACGCGTATTCGATAGACCTACGCCGTACACACAAAAAGCCGTGTGGCTGAAGGCAGCAACCAAGGCAAGACTATTTGCCAAGGTGTACCTAAAAGACGAATCGTTTAAGGGCGTGCCAGCGGATCGCTACTTGATCCACCAAATTCGAGGTGGCACAAGACAGTTAAAGGGATTCGAAAAACTGCTACAGCGATCAGGCGTTATGCCCGACAACTGGTACGCCGTACCTACAGCAGCAGCACCGCTAGACGCTTACGGGAACGTACCGGGTGGGGTGATCACTCGCATACTGTCGCAGTTGCAAGCATCACGCGATAGCCTAGCCAATGAGACGCCAGCATCGAAGCAACGTGCCATGCGTCGGCGTAACCGTCGACCATCACGCTACTTCGTCGCATACCCCGGTCGAGCAAGGACCGCGCACCTAACGCCGGGTATATATGAACGCGTCGGGTTCGGGTTTGGCGATGCGATACGGCCCATATTTATTTACACGAACACCGCACCGAAGTACCGCAAGCGACTGAAGTTTGACGAGACAGTGCAAGCCGCAGTGAAGCGCGACCTACCGCGCTACTTCGAGCAGGGCTTTCGAGTTGCTACGGCCACGCAAGGCACGAAGGGCGACGTGATCGCAACCGAGCAAGCCATTACGGGCGCGTTGTTCGGATGATTGGGGTTCACGGGTCCTTCCAGCGTTGTCCACGGTACGGGTAATTCGGACCCCGATATATTCCTAGATATAAAGTAACACTAGCCGCCTACCGGACAGAATTTTCTTCATGAGTTTAAACGCGTTAACACAAATTCAAGCGGCGGCGCTGTTGTCGATTGCGCCACGCACGTTGCGTGATTGGGTCGATTGTCCACGCAATCAGGACGGCAGTTACCCCGGCCCCGCGTTGGTAGCGTACTACGTCGCCAAACTAAACGGCAACGGCGAGTACGACAACCAGCGCGAACGACTCGCGGCAGCGCAAGCGGAAAAAGTCGAGACGGAAAATTTAGTGCGACGCGGCCAGTTGTGCGAAGTTGAAGCGGTCGCTTCGTTGTGGGCAGACGTGTTAACTAACGTCAAGTCTAAACTGCTAGGATTACCGACTAAACTTGGACCCCAACTTGTCAACAGAAACGAACCCGGTCAAATCGTCGGCATCATCCGACAGGAAGTCGTCGACATACTCGACGAACTTTCGTCTGATACTGGCCCGTTGTCGGGAGGCGTTGAAACCGCCACCGACGTTGACCGTGAGCCAATGGGCGGATCAATACCGGAGACTGTCTAGCGAGTCTTCCGCCGAACCGGGTATCTGGCGTACCGACCGTGCCGAGTATCAACGCGGCATCATGGACGCCATTACCGACGACCGGGTACGCGAAGTTTGGGTGATGAAGTCGGCGCAAGTTGGCTGGACGGAAATTCTAAATAACGTCATCGGCTACCACGTCCACCAAGACCCGGCCCCAATGCTGTTAGTGCAGCCGACGCTAGAAATGGCGGAAGCGTGGTCGAAGGACCGATTAGCGCCCATGATCCGAGATACGGCGGCGCTGACTAGCAAGATTGCCGACCCGAAGTCACGCGATAGCGGCAATACGCTATTGCACAAGAAGTTTACCGGCGGTCATTTGACCGTAGCCGGTGCGAACAGTCCTTCGGGCTTGGCGAGTCGTCCAATCCGAATCGTACTATTCGATGAAGTGGACCGTTACCCGGCGAGTGCTGGCAGCGAGGGCGACCCGATTAGTTTGGGTCGCAAGCGCACCGCAACCTTTTGGAGTCGTAAAGTTTTGGCTGGATCGACGCCAACGATTAAAGGTTCAAGCCGCATCGAAGCCGGGTTCGAATCCGGCGACCAACGGTTCTATTACGTGCCGTGTCCGCACTGCGACGAATACCAACGCTTGCAGTGGTCGCAAGTGAAGTGGCCGGACAACCAGCCGGAGTTAGCCTGTTACGTATGTGTGGCGTGTGGCGCTACGCTCGACGAAGCAGACAAGGCGGTTATGTTGCGCGAAGGCGAATGGCGCGGCACAAAAGAGTTTCGAGGAATCGCGTCGTTTCACATTAGCGAGTTGTATTCGCCATGGTCTACATGGGCGGATATGGCGGTCGCTTTTGTCGAAGCGAAACGATTTCCCGAAACTTTGCAAACGTGGATCAACACCGCGTTAGGCGAGACATTCGAGGAACGCGGCGAGGAAGTCGAGTCTGTTGGCTTGGCAGCGCGACGCGAACAGTACGATTCGACGACGATTCCGGCTGGCGTACTTATGCTAACGGCTGGCGTCGACGTGCAGGACGACCGATTAGAAGCCACGGTCGTCGGCTACGGACGCGACGAAGAAACGTGGGTTATCGAACACCACGTACTTCGAGGCGATCCGGGGTCGGAATCGCTATGGCGCGATTTGGATAATTGGCTGTTGCAGAAACGAACGACGGACGACGGACGCACGCTGTTAATTGAAGCGGGTGCTATCGACTCCGGCGGTCACTTCACGCAACAGGTATATGGATATGCCGCCAAACGAAAGGCCCGTAGAGTTTGGGCCATCAAAGGTGCGGGCGGATTCGGTCGGTTGATTTGGCCGAAACGCGCAGGGCGGGCGGGGCGCACGTCGGCACAGGTTTTCATTGTCGGCGTGGATACGGCGAAAGATGTTTTGTTTGGTCGATTAAAGCGAATACAGCAACCCGGTGCGGGTTACGTCCACTTTGCTAATTCGCTCGACGAAGTGTACTTCGACCAACTAACCGCCGAAACGCTAGTACACCGCATGGTGCAGGGTCGACGTGTGCGTAGTTACCGCCCGCGCACGTCTGGATCGCGTACAGAGGCGCTAGATTGTTTCGTGTACGCTTACGCGGCATTCATCGGTCGACAGGGGCCTATGGTTTTGCCGAATCGCAAATCAAACGAAAAACCTGTCGAGCAACCGGTAGCCGCAGCGACGCACGTTGTCGAGCAACCGAAACCGGTTCGACGGCCATTGCCGGGTCGACCGCGTGGTGGTGGTGGCGGGTGGGTAAACGGGTGGAGATGATATGGCAAATTTATTTGATTCCAGCAACTACCCGGTAATAGAACCGGACACCGTGCAAGCCGGGGACAGGTGGGCGTGGAAACGTCCCGACTTGATTAGCGACTATCCGTCGTCGGCATACTCGCTGTCGTATGTGTTCCGCCGTGACGTGACCGGCGAACGAATCGCCGTTAGCGCAACGCCGGGATCAGATAGTTACGTCGTCGAAGTGGCATCTAGCACGACGGCGAATTACGAACCCGGCAAATACCATTGGGTCGCCTACATCACGCGCACATCGGATTCGGCACGCGTCGAAGTTGGCTACGGCACGACGGAAGTTAAAGCAAACAAAGCCACGTCGAGCGAGGACCCACGGTCGTTCGCGCAAATCGCGCTGGATAACATCGAAGCGTACCTAAAGGACCCGACAAACATTGCAGCCGCGTCGTACTCGATTGCGGGCCGCAGTTTGTCGCGTTGGAATCGCGCCGATTTGTTTGTCGAGCGTGACCGGCTGAAGGGCGAAGTTAACCGCGAAAAGCAAGCCGAGAAACTCGCCCGTGGGCTAGGATCAAATAGCACGGTTCGTGTGAGGTTTACCGTATGAAGTTATTAGACCTTTTCAAGCGAACCCCGAAGAAACCCCGACGCCGCGCATTTGAAGCGGCCAACACTGGCCGATTGTTTAACGATTGGATGACGGCCACGAAATCCGCCGACGCGGACATTCGATATACGCTAAAGGCAATGCGGGCGCGATCACGCGACCTTGCCCAAAACAACGATTACGCACGACGTTACCTAGATTTGGTCGCAACTAATGTCGTCGGACCGCGTGGCATTACGCTACAGGTTCGCGCACGGGAGCCGAACGGGTCGCTGGATCAACTCGCTAATCAAATCCTAGAACGTGCGTTTTACCAGTGGGGTCGTCCGGGTACGTGTACCGTCGATGGTCGCTTGTCTTGGGTTGACGCGCAAAAAGTATTCATCGAATCGGTGGTGCGCGATGGCGAATGTTTTGTGTTGTTCGTGGAAGACGAAGCAAACCCGTTTCACTTCCGCTTGCAATTCATCGACGCCGACTTGGTGGACCAAGACAAAAACGAAGTATTACCGGACGGAAGCCAAATTCGCATGGGCGTTGAGGTTGACGCGACCGGGCGTCCGGTTGCGTACTACGTAAAAGCGCGGCATCCAGACGACTATCAGTTTTCGGGGCAATACGTCCGCGACATTCGCATACCGGCTGACCGCATGATTCACGCATTCCGACAGGATCGCGTCGGACAGACACGCGGCACGCCGTGGACGGCAACCGCGATGACGCGTCTAAAAATGTTGGGCGGTTATGAGGAAGCCGAGTTAGTCGCCGCGAGAATCGGCGCATCTAAAATGGGTTTCTTCATTTCGGAATCCGGCGACGAATTTCAAGCCGACGGCCCAAACGCCGACGGCACGCTAAACATGAACGCGCAACCCGGCGAGTTTATGCAACTTCCGGCGGGCGTGAACTTCAAGGAATACAACCCACAGCATCCGTCGACCGCGTTTCGTGAATTCGAAAAGGCGATGTTGCGCGGTATCGCGTCCGGCTTGGGCGTGTCGTACACGTCGCTTGCAAACGACTTGGAGTCGGTTTCGTATTCGTCAATTCGTCAAGGGTTGCTCGAAGAACGCGACCAGTGGCGAACGGTCCAGCATTGGATGATCGAACACTTTTGCCAGCCGGTGTACTTGCGCTGGTTACGTAACGCGTTGGACTTCGGCGCGGTATCGCTACCCGGCAACAAGTATTTTAAATTTAGCGAAACACAATGGGTTCCGCGTGGCTGGCAATGGGTCGACCCGCGCAACGAAGCCGAAGCGCAGATTGTCGCCATCAACAACGGTTTGATGACGCGAACGCAAGCACTCGCGGAACGCGGGTTAGACATTGAAGACGTGTTGCGCGAAAGGGCATCCGAAGACGAACTAATTACATCTGTTGGCGTGACTCTGCCGGGTGGCACAGCGCCGCAGAATGTAGCACCGGGGGTTTAACATGGCCGGTACACACGACATAGTTTGCGATCAAGGCGCAACCTTTAGCCGCGTATTTACGTGGGAAGATTCGACAGGCGTTCCGGTTAACTTGACTGGATACACGGGACGAATGCAAGTGCGCGAGACAGTGACGGCGGCATCGACGTTGCTTTCGTTCACCACCGAAAACGGCGGTATAACACTAGGTGGCACAGCCGGAACTATTACCGTTACTGCGACCGCAGCAACGACGGCGGCAGTTTCGGCGGGTTGTTACGTTTACGATTTGGAATTGATCAACGGCGCGACGGTTTACCGTTTGGTGCAGGGTCAATTTACGGTCGATGGTGAGGTTACACGATGAGCAATTACACAGTGATTGTTGACGAAACGATTAACAACATCGTTGTCGAACAAACAACGCAAAATGTAATTGTGCGCGGTCCCGGCCCGCAGGGTGCAGCCGGTCCGACAGGCCCGACCGGTGGCGGCGGCACGCTGGGTTACTACGGTTCGTTCTACGACACGACCGACCAGCCGCTAATCAATACGTCGTCGGCACAACCCATTTCGTTAAACGGCACGTCGGAAGCATCCGGCGTTTCGTTGCAACTTAACGACCGAATCGTATTTGCGTTTGCCGGTACGTATTCGATCACGTATTCGGTGCAATTACTGAATACCGACAACGCGGCGCATCATGCCGATATTTGGTTGCGCTTGAATGGTTCGGACGTTGCCGACACGACTTCGCGTTTTGATATTCCGGCGCGTAAGTCGCAAAGCGTTTACGGCCACACAATCGGAACGGTTAACTATGTTTTGACCGTTACGGCGGGCCAGTACATACAACTGTACTGGAACAGCGATTCAACGTCGGTTGCGATTGAAACACTCGCGGCAGGAACAGCGCCGGTAAGCCCGCGCACGCCGTCTGTCATTCTTACCGCCGTGCAAGTTATGTACGGCGAGGTTGGCCCTACGGGTCCAACGGGTCCGCAGGGCGTTATCGGTCCTACGGGGCCAACCGGTCCGACCGGTGCGATTGGTCCGACCGGACCGACTGGCCCAACAGGACCGACCGGAGCGCAAGGTATCCAAGGGGTAACGGGTCCAACAGGCCCGCAGGGAATCCAAGGGCCGACTGGTCCAACTGGTCCGCAAGGCATACAAGGTGAGATTGGACCGATTGGCCCTACGGGTGCTATTGGTCCTACCGGACCCACGGGACCGCAAGGCATCCAAGGCGAAGTCGGGCCAACTGGCCCCACAGGTCCGCAAGGTGAAATAGGACCAACAGGCCCGACCGGTCCGCAGGGTATCCAAGGCGTCACCGGTCCGACTGGTCCTACCGGGCCACAAGGTGAGATTGGCCCGACCGGTCCTACCGGTGCGACGGGTCCACAAGGCGGGATTGGCCCGACCGGACCAACCGGCCCACAAGGTATACAAGGTGAAGTCGGCCCGACTGGGCCGACTGGCCCAACCGGTGCAACCGGTGACATTGGCCCGACGGGGCCTACCGGTCCTACCGGTGCAGCATCGACCGTTCCCGGCCCTACGGGTCCTACCGGACCGCAGGGAGAAATCGGGCCGACTGGTCCCACTGGCGCGGCATCGACTGTTGAGGGGCCAACAGGCCCGACGGGACCGCAAGGCGATACGGGGCCTATCGGACCGACTGGCGCGACCGGTGCGGTTGGCCCTACGGGTCCGACCGGTGCTACTGGCGACACGGGGCCGATTGGCCCAACTGGTCCTACAGGTGCAACGGGCGCAACCGGTCCGACTGGACCCACGGGCGCTACGGGCGATACCGGCCCCATTGGTCCTACAGGTCCGACGGGTGCGACCGGATTAACGGGCGCGACTGGTCCTACCGGTCCGACTGGACCGCAGGGCGATCAGGGCGTGGCTGGTCCTACTGGACCTACCGGCGCTACGGGCGCAATCGGTCCAACGGGTCCGACTGGCGCAACGGGTGACACTGGCCCGACGGGTCCGACCGGAGCCATTGGGCCGACGGGACCAACTGGACCGACTGGCGCGACGGGTTTAACCGGCGCGACCGGTCCGACTGGTCCTACTGGCGCGATTGGTCCAACTGGTCCGACGGGTCCGACCGGAGCCACGCCGACAATTGGCGGCAGCGATACGCAAGTGCTGTTTAATGACGCTGGCGCTATCGGTGGCGATGCTGGCTTTACCTACAACAAAACAACCGACACCGCGAGTGTTAGCAATTTAGGTATCGGGACTAATTCGCCAATATCTCCGTTAACTGTTGAATCAACATCTAACGTTCGGCTGGTAGTAAGAAACTCAACAGAGAATACATCTTATTCGTCATCGTTTGATTTTTTGACTGGCACTGGTTCATTTGCTAGCACTAACGTAGTCGCTCGCGTTATGGGTATTGTTACCCAAGCCGACCCTAGCGCATTACAAAGTGCATTAGCATTTGTTACGAACAGCGGCGATAGCGCATCAGAAAAAATGCGTATTGACTCGCAGGGTCGCGTTGGCATCGGCACAATCGCACCAGAGGCAAGGCTAGACGTTCAAGGTGGGCGTGCGTATTTTTCTTCAGACAGTAACGCTTTTGCGACTTACCTTCGTTACAACGCATCAACGGCTGGCGTATGGGTTGGTTCACCGTCTTCTGATGCGTTCCAAATTTCTAAATCCAGTGGTGCAACCCACTTTAGCATTGACGCATCATGTAATGCTTCAATTGGTACTAGCACAACGCAAGGATCGTTAACAGTAACAAGAAATTTTGGTAACGCTAGTTCGAACTTTGTTTCGCGTCCAATTGGTACAGCGCAAGGGCAGATTAGTGGGTATACCCTATACGCAACATTTCAAGGCACTGGCGACAATGGCCCGCGTCGCGTAGCGGATATTTGGGGTGGATATAATGGCGGCGCTTGGGGAACTGAATATTTGGCGTTTGGCGTTGCTAATGCCAGTGATTCCGCTAATCAAACGACGGAACGATTAAGAATAGGGCCAGCCGGACAAATTGGCATCGGTGGCGCTAACTTTGGAACATCCGGCCAAGTATTAACTAGCAACGGTTCCGGTTCGGCCCCATCTTGGCAAACTGCAAGCGGAACGCCGACATTAAACGTCGTTAGTGGTACAACGCAAACCGCAGCAGCAAGCAACCATTACGTATTAACAAACGCATCCGCAACGACGCTTACGCTTCCAGCGTCGCCGTCGGCTGGCGCGGTTGTTTGGGTTACGATTGCAAACGGTCGTACTGATAATGTGATTGCTAGAAACGGATCAAATATCAACAGCGTTGCCGAAGATATGATTGTAGATAGCGCATTTGCAGGAATTCAACTTCGTTATGCTGATGCAACGAGAGGGTGGATTTTCACATGAGTACGTTAAGCCAATTTTCATCAACACGATTCGGGCCGCGTTATACGCTTATCGCGTCTTCGCGTACCTTTACCATTCCGCAATCAGGCACGTATCGACTATATGTATGCGGTGGTGGTGGTAGCGGTGGCTCGCTCAATCCGGCATACGCTCCAGCGTGCGCTTTGGGTGGCGGCGCTGGCGGACTTGCTATTAAAACCGCTTACTTCAATGCCGGTACAAATCTTGTTATGACGATTGGCGCTGGCGGAACTGGCGCTTCTGGCGGAGCCGCGAACGGGTTTGCGGGCGGCGCGACTAACGTAGCCGGTGGCGGAATAAACGTCACGGCGAATGGTGGTGGCGCTGGCGGCGTTGCAAATGCTGGTACATTCAATGGCGGCGCTGGCGGCAATGCCAGCGGCGGAGATTTCAACTTCAGTGGCGGCGCTGGTGGTCAAGCAACCGCTAATGCTGGTCAAGCGTGTTCGGGTGGCGGGGCCGTGGCTTGGAATGGCGTAGCCTATGCCGGTGGCAACGCACGCGGTGATAATAGTTGGGCTGGTGCTGGCGGCGCTGGTGTCGGTGGCGCTGGCGGCAATGCCTACGCGCAAAACACACAGTCTGCGGGTGGTGGCGGCGGCGCTTTTGGACCCGGCGCAAATTCTTATGACGAGCGTTTCGCTCAAGGGGATAATGCACGCGGTCGTGGGTTAAATTCTCGTAGTAGTAACTTTCCTTTCATCGCGCAGGACTTATTAAACCCCGTTGCATGGGGCGGCCCACAGGGAGGCGGCGTAGTAGATTGGGGTGGCGGTGGCGGCGGCATATCTCAAGGCGGCACTGGCGGGTTCGTAATGGGCCTTGGTGGTAGTGGCGGCGCATCCGAAAACTCAATTAGTGGAAGTGTATTTTATGGCGGTGGGTCCGGCGGCGGTTCGAACGGCACTGGTTTTGGCGGGTCTGGATTTGTCATCATAGCGTGGAATTAAAATGATCTACGAAATTTTGGATAAAGAAGGTAACGTCGTAAATAAAATTGTTGCTGATAAAGAATTTGTCGACGAAGTTTACCCCGGTCAATATAGGCTAGTTGGGCCTGAACCAATCTTCGCCGATCCATCAATCATCACAAAAATTGCAATGATTACTAGATTTTTAGACGCAGAATATACAGGCATTCTTGCTGCATCTAAAAATGACATTGAGGTGCAGGGATGGCTTGATCGCTTTTATGCGGCGAATTCGATTGATCTTGGTGACAATAGAACAATCGACGGAATCAATATGATGGTTAGTAAGGGCTTGCTGCTACCTGATCGCGCAACGGAAATTTTAACAGCGCCAGTTAAACCGGAAGAAAAAGCATGATTGTTGACGGAATGGAAAAGTGCAGCAATTTCTCGACTGCGGATATTCTCAAGCAAAAATACCCATTCTTAAGCCATAGCATGGGAAATGATTTCATTGGAGTTTTCGACGGTATATTTAGCAAACAATATTGTGATCGTTGGATAAAGCACTTTGACGAGGCTGAAAAAAACGGTTTGACGTATAACCGCCTTCAAGGAATGCAAAGGGATTCGCACATCAATGCGGACGATTCTATTGATTATGCAAATGCCACCTTTTATCACGATCATGGAATGTCGTTAGAGTGCAGAGAATTTAATTCTGCATTTTGGGAGGTTGTTTACAAACTATACGCAGAAAAGTATTCAATTTTAAAAACATCTGACCAACACAAAATTTATACAGTAAAAATCCAAAGAACAAAGCCGCAAGAGGGATACCATATTTGGCATTGCGAAGATTCAACGCGGCTGACTAGAAATCGTCTATTGACTTTTATTATGTATTTGAATGACATAGAAGACGGTGGAGAAACAGAGTTTTTATATTTGAGTAAAAGAGTAAAGCCGGTAGCCGGGCGGGTTGTGTTGTGGCCCGCAGGATTTACGCACACTCACCGTGGAAACCCACCGCTTTCACAATCAAAATATATTATTACCGGGTGGGTTGAGTTTTAAAAGGCTATAAGCAAATGAAAATTGCCGTTTACGCTATCAGCAAGAACGAAGCGCATTTTGTTAAGCGGTTTTGTGAATCTGCAAAAGACGCGGATTTAATCCTGATAGCGGACACCGGTAGCACGGACGACACGACTGTTATAGCCGCCGAGTGTGGCGCAATCGTTCACGATATTTGCATTACTCCTTGGCGTTTTGACACGGCCAGAAATGCGGCGCTGGCGTTGGTTCCGCGTGACATAGACATTTGCATTTCGCTCGACCTAGACGAAGTGCTGCAACCCGGATGGCGCGAGGAAGTCGAGCGGCTATGGGTAAACGGCGTAACGCGGTTGCGCTATCCGTTCGATTGGGGATCAGGCATTAAGTTTTTGTCTGAAAAAATCCATGCACGGCATGGTTACTTGTGGCATCACCCATGCCACGAATACCCTGTACCGGATGGGCGCATAATCGAAGTTTGGGGACAGAGCGACAAACTATTGGTGACGCATCACCCCGACCCGCATAAAAGCCGGGGCCAGTATTTAGATTTGCTGGCGCTGTCGGTTAAAGAGGACCCGAACTGTCCGCGCAATGCGTTTTACTACGCACGCGAACTGACCTTTTACCAGCACTGGCACGAAGCAATCGTCGCTTTGAATAAGTATTTAGCCATGCCGCAAGCGACGTGGCGCGATGATCGTTGTTATGCCATGCGACTATTAGGCAAGTGTTACGCGGCACTAGGCGACCAGCAGCAAGCCGAAGCGTATTTGCTACGAGCGTGCGCCGAATCGCCGGGAACGCGTGAACCGTGGTGCGAACTAGCGATGCTGTATTACCAGCAAAGCCGGTGGACCGAATGCTATTCGACCGCTATTCGTGCGCTGTCGATTACCGAACGCGCATTGATTTACACAGCGGAACCGGCGGCGTGGGGTTCGTGGCCGCACGATCTAGCCGCAATATCGGCGTACCGACTTGGGTTGAAAGACGCCGCGATAGAGCATGGCCGGTTGGCCGTGGAACATTCGCCGGACGACGTGCGATTGGCCGACAATCTGAAATGGTATAGGGGGGCGCACAATGGCGATTGACCTACAACCGACGGCAACGATGGCCGAGGAAGCCGAACGCGGGTTAGCGTGGCGCGAGGAATTCGGGCGGGGCGGAACCGCCGTCGGCGTCGCAAGGGCGCGTGATATAAAAAACCGTGTTACATTATCACCGGAAACTGTCCGAAGGATGGTTTCGTATTTTGCAAGACATGAAGTCGACAAGCAGGGCGAAGGGTGGTCGCCGGGGGAAGATGGCTACCCGTCCGCCGGACGGATTGCATGGGCGCTATGGGGCGGCGATCCGGGCCGCGCATGGGCGAATGAAAAAGACCGGCTATTAGATGCCGAGGAAAGCGAGGGTCGGAATATGGACCAACAAAGACACGTTATCGCTGTCGTCGAAGACGAAGCGACTGTAACCGTAACATTCGAAAAATCCCTAATGGATATGGACGAATCCGAGGAAGCCGAAGCCGCTATTGAAGCGGTCGAGGAAGCCGCCGAGGATGAAGCCGAGTTAATCGGCGAACGTCCGAAAGATATTTACGGTAATGAGCCGTGGGAGGAAGATTACGCAGGACCGGCCAAACGTAAAGGCCCGGAGAAACGCGTATTCCGCAGCGCGGTATTCGAACGCGAGTCGGTGCAGGACGCCGACCGCCGGGTTAGTTTGGCATTCTCCAGCGAAGCCGCCGTCGAGCGCGGATGGGGTATGGAAGTGCTGGACCATTCGCCCGGTGCGATAGATTCATCGTTTATTGGTAGTGGCCGTGCGCCGCTACTGGTCGACCATGATCCCGCCGACCAAATCGGCGTGGTCGAAATGGTTTCCTTGGGTTCGGATCGTGTTGCACGCGCCGTTGTTCGCTTTGGGAAAAGCAAACGAGCCGAGGAAATTTGGCAAGACGTGAAAGACGGGATACGTGGGAACGTGTCTGTTGGATACGTCATTAACGAGATGGTCGCTGATGGGAAGCGTGATGGCCGGGAGGTTTACCGCGCAACCAGTTGGTCGCCACTCGAAATTAGTATCGTGTCCATTCCGGCAGATACTAGCGTCGGCGTAGGCCGAAGCATGGCGGAAACGCCGAAACCGGAAGTTATTTCACATTCACCGAAGGTACAAATTATGAGCGATATTTCTAGCGAAGCCGTCCGCGAAGACGGCATGAAGGCCGAGCGCAGCCGCGTTTCGGCGATCATGGACCTTGCCGCCCGTCACAACCAGCGCGACCTTGGCGAATCTGCCGTGCGCGAGGGTGCGACGATTGAGCAATTCCGTGGTGCGTTGCTCGACAAGGTGGCGTCCAAGCCGCTTAACGTCGACATTGAGGTTGGGTTGTCGGACCGCGAAGCGCGTTCATTCTCATTCGTGAAGGCCATTCGCGCCCTTTCGAATCCGCAGGATCGCCGCGCACAGGAAGATGCCCGCTTCGAGTTTGAAGTATCCGAAGCAGCCGCCAAGAAGGAAGGCCGCGACAGCCGTGGTATCACCGTGCCGGTGGACGTGCTGAAGCGTGACCTTACGACTTCGATTGCGTCGGGTACGTCAAAAGCCGGTTACACGGTTGCGACCGACCTTTTGGCCGGTTCGTTTATCGACGTGTTGCGTAACAAGATGGTCCTCAACACGTTGGGCGCACAATTCCTTACGGGCTTGCAGGGCAACGTGGCGATTCCTCGCAAAACTGCCGGTGCGACTTCGTATTGGGTTGGCGAGAACAGCGCCCCGACCGAGGGCAACATGACCTTTGATCAGGTTACGTTGTCGCCGAAGACGCTTGCCGCGTATGTCGACTACAGCCGTCGTTTGATGTTGCAGTCGTCCATGGACGTTGAGACGATGGTGCGTAACGACCTTGCCGCGTCAATCGCCGTGGCAATGGACGGAGCCGCTATCTCTGGTTCGGGTTCTAACCGTCCGACCGGCATTCTCAACACGTCCGGCATTGGTTCGGTGACGCTTGGCACGAACGGCGGTGCGCCGACTTGGGCCATGGTCACGGGACTTGTGAAGGAAGTGGAAATCGACAACGCGTTGACGGGTGCGGCGGCGTTCCTGACCAACGGCCAAGTTAAGGCGAAGTTGGCGTCGACTCCGAAGCAGACTTCGGGCGTCGAGGGTAACTTCCTTTTGGGGCCGGACGTGAACAGCATCTACGGTTATCCGTTGGTGGTGTCGCAGCAAATCCCGTCGAACCTGTCCAAGGGTTCGGCGTCCGGCACGCTGTCGGCCATGATCTTCGGCGTTTGGAGCGACTTGTTGGTTGGTCAGTGGTCGGGCATCGACCTTATGGCCGACCCGTACACTGGCAGCAACGCCGGTACGGTCCGCATCGTGGCGTTCCACGACTGCGACTTCGCCGTGCGCCATGTCGAGTCGTTCGCCGAGTGTAATGAGATTGTGACCGCCTAATAACGGCGCAGTCTTGATTGATCTAGCATCAATCCGGGGCCGTCATTCAGGGCAACGTGCTGTTGTCTTGGGTGGCGGCCCCACCCTTTTGTCGGACTTACGACGGGTCCGGCCACGCGTCCAGCGCGACGGCGTTTGGATTGGCGTTAACCAGCATTCGTTATTGCTGGCATTAGATTACGTGGTGTATCAGGACCGGGAACTATTCCCAATCCTGACTGGCCACGGGTTCCCATTGGTCACGCACCATAAGGACCAAGCGGATATATGGTCGGGCATTTGTCCCGACTTCGGCTTTTCTGGCGGCACTGCCGTTTGGATTGCCGAGTATTTAGGGTGCGAAGAAATCATCGTGTGCGGTTGCGATAACTACATGGAGAATCGCCGTTACTGGCATTCGAAGGTAGGCGACCGAGGGCTGGAATTAGGCATTTCGGCGATTGGTGCGTGGCAGCACGTCCGCGACCGAATGCAAGACCCGGCACGGGTAAAAGTTGTATCAGGGACACTAATTAAGGTATTTTCCGCGTATGAAGGTTGAAATGCGACGGTCCCGTATGTATATGGGCCGAACCTTGGAAGCCGGACGGGTTGTCGAAGTCGACGACAAATTTGGCTTATGGCTAACGTCAAAAGGAATGGCGGTCCCGTATCACGGCGCGGAACCAGTCGCGGAACCGTCGATGCTGGACACCGTTTCTAACTTGATCGAAACACAGGTTAAGAAACGTGGACGACCGGCAAAAGGAAATACTTAAATACCGACAGGTTTACGCGAAATATCCTGATTACCGGATGTTTCCTGACCGCTTGCAGCCGGTTGTTGCCGCTTTAAAAGGGCGGTCTGGTTCATTTCTCGACGTGTCTTGTGGCCGTGGCGAATTGCTGCAAGCAGCCGCCGACATGGGATTTTCGCCCATCATGGGAACGGAAGCCGTGCCGGAGTTGTGCGGCTACGGGATAACCGAGGCGCAAATACACGCGTTACCGTTCGACGATAACGCATTCGACGTGGTTACGTGTATTGACGTAATCGAACATTTGCTACCGCAAGACGTAATCCCGGCATTGCACGAACTGCAACGCGTAACGCGTAAGTATCTGTTGATTGCCGCAGCCGATTACCCGACCTATTGGGACGGAGTAAATTTGCATCCGTCCGCTAGACCGTATCCGGCATGGGATCAACTTTTTAGACAGGAATTAACCGGAACGGTTCACGAAATCGGGCCAACGTCCACGTCGGTTATGTGGGGTATCACTTATGGCAGTTGAAACCGCAGCGGATCGCGCATCCATGTGCGCCGCGTCCGATTGGGGCGTGGCCGCTATCTACAAAAGCGGCGGCAAGCGTTACCCAGTGCAGGGCATTTTCGACCGCGAGTATATCGGCGTGAATGTGTCCGACGTGGAGTTTGCCAGCACGCTTCCGGCGTTCCATTTCCCAACCGCATCGTTACCGTGCCGTGCCTACGTCGGCGATACGCTTTATATCGACGACGACGTATATACGATTCGTAACATCGAAAACGACGGAACGGGCATCACTCGCTTGCGGCTGGAGGCGACCGAATAATGGCGCACGTAAGACAGCAAATCCGCGAAGCGTTTGCATCCGTCCTTACTACGGCAAACGTGGCATCGACCATTTCATCGTCGCGTGTGTATCCGTTACCGGCAGACACGACTACGGCGGCATTGATTTACACGAATGCCGATAGCGTTACTGATACGACTTTGCACGCACCGCGTAACCTAACCCGCGAACTAATTATCGTGGTCGAGTGCGTTGCGCGAAAACTTGCAGATTTAGACGACCAGTTAGACACGCTTTGTAAGAACGTAGAAAACGCCGTTGGCGCTAACAACACGTTAAGCGGGCTGGTTAAAGATTGCATCATGGCGGACACGACAATTACGCACGACTTCACAGGCGACGCGCCGATTGGGTCGGCTAGGATGCAATTTCGAGTTATGTATAGGACCGCAGAAAACAACGCGGAAATTTCAGTTTAGTTTAGAGGCAAAAAACATGGCAACACATCACGGATCGGAAGGATTGGTAAAGATTGGCGCAAACACGGTCGGCGAAGTGACCGGGTTTTCGTTCACGCTCACGGCGGAGTATGCCGAGGATACCACGCTGTCGGATACCGCGAAGACGTACAACGTCACCGCGATTACCGCGTGGAACGGTAGCGTTACCGCGTTTTGGGACGAAGGTGACACTAACGGCCAATTGGCTTTTGTGACCGGCGCAAATGTGGCGTTGAAGTTGTACCCCGAGGGCGCGACCACGGGCGACACGTACTACTATGGCGATGCGTTGGTTACGGAAATTACCCGTAACGTGCAGCGCGGCGCGATCACCGAAATTTCGTTTAACTTCGTCGGTAACGGCGCGTTGACGACGGGTACAGCATCCTAACAGTTGAGGGTTTATGGATTGGAAAGATAAAGCCAAATCGCAATTCGCTGAACGGCGCAAGCCAGAAACGCTAGTTGCGATCCCGGTTCCCGAGTGGGACACCACGGTTTATTACTGGCCGGATATGACGCTAGCGGAAAGACGCGAAATCTTTTTGCTGGCGAAACAGGACGGCGATTCGACCGTGTTGGACCTAGAAGCAATGGCGGTAACGCTGTTGGTTCGGGCGCGGGATAAGAACGGCAAACGAATTTTCGTCAATGCGGAACGGCGCGAATTGCTCAACGAATACGACCCGGAAGTGATGGCTACGATTGTCGCAGCCATGAACAACGGGACCGTATCGGTGGAGGACGCCGAAAAAAAATAATTGAGGACGTGCAATTAAGGATGATTTACGCACTGGCGTTACGTCTGCACGTCCTACCGGAACAAATTTTCGAAATGACGGAAACCGATTTTTCCTATCTGATCGCAACCTGTAAGTTAGAAGCACAAGAGCAGGAAGACAAATGGCGCAAGCACAAGTAATCATTACCGCAGTCGATAGGACACAGGCGGCGCTGAAGTCGGTATCTAGCGGCATGAAGACGCTAGAAAAGACCGCGAAGGTTACTAGCAAGGCCATTAACCTTGCTTTTGGATTGCTAACTGGCGCGGCACTCGTCGGTAGTTTTAACAAGATTGCCGAAGCCGCAAAGAAAACCGAGGAAGGCCGTCGAGCGTTGGATCGCTTTAACACAGCGTTAAAGGACCCGACGCTAGTACAAGCAGCCAACAGTTTTACCGCAGCACTTGTTACCGGCTTTGCCAAGGTAGTCGAGTTTTCCGCCGAGGCGCTTCGAGGCGTTAAGGCTATCGGTCAAGAAATGGGCGTTATTGGTCCAGACATTGACCGTTCGCAGTTGACCGGAAACCGTGGCGGGTTCCGTGGATTTGCGGCGCGTGGGCGTCGCAGTTTTAACGAAACGACCGCGATGGAAAACGACTGGAAGTTTCGTCAAAAGGCACTGGCAACTGAAAAGAAGTGGGCCGAAGCCGCAGCGGAAGCACGCGCCAAGGTAAACGAAGCCGACGCAGCGCGGGCGCGAGAAATGGCCGCGTTTAAAAAAGACTTGGAAGAAATACCCGAGTTGTTTTCCACGACATTCACCGCAGCCGACGTAACTATGGCATCCAGCGTTCAAAAGATGCTGGAAGAAATGAACATGGCCGACGATATGATGCTGAACTTTGCCCAACAAGCAGCATCCAGTATACAAACCGCGTTTGCCGACTTCCTGTTTGATCCGTTCCAAAACGGCTTACGCGGCATGGTTAAAGGATTTATCGACGCGATCCGTCGCATGATTGCGGAACTAATGGCGTCGTATCTATTGCGCCAATTCTTCCAGTATATGAGCGGATTTGGCGGTATCGCCGGTAGCATCGGGCAGTTTGCCGTTTCTACGCTGTCGGCGCGGGCCATGGGTGGTCCGGTCACTGGCAATACGCCATACATGGTCGGCGAACGCGGGCCGGAATTGTTCGTGCCGAATACATCTGGCAGCATTGTTCCTAATCACGCCATGGGTGGCGTAAACGTGTCGCCGGTTTACAACATCGACGCACGCGGGGCCACGGCAGATTTGCAAAAGGCATTGCCGGGAATCATGGCCGAAAACAATCGGCGCATATTCGATGAACTAGACCGACGTTATGGGATAGGGCGATGACCGACTACATACTACCGCCGGATTTAGTCGCCAACGAAATACAGTGGCGCATCCTAGACAATACCGCGTCGTATTCGTCGCCGCTTTCGGGAGCGGTTAAGACTTATTCCCGGCCCGGTAATCGGTGGGCCGCTACGCTGTCCTTCCGTGCGCTGTCGGATCAGAAACGACGACGCTTGCTATCATTGCTGGCCGCGTTGCGCGGTCGTTCAAATCGACTATGGTTTACCGAACCGGGCTATTCGTTTGCGGGTTCCTTTTCCTGCCCCGAGTTGATTACGAATAACGCCGCAGTCGTGGCAACCACAGGGTGGTCATCGTCGAGTGCCGAAGTCGCACTGTCGGCAGATTCGCACTTTGGTTTACGTCTTGCCCGCACAGCGGCCACGACGGATGCCTACGCTTACCAATCCGCAGCCACCACGGTTGCCAGTGCGCCATACGCAATACGAGCCGTTTATGGGGCCGGAAAAGGCAACGTCCGTATCGGTGCGGCGGCTGGCACGTCCCAAGGTGGGACTACCCTATTAAACGGCGCTGTACGTACAACAGCCGGACGCTATACCGACTACTTCACCGCGTCCGGTACATCCACGCACGTTAGTTTCTACGACTACTACAGCGGTCGTGCGGCTGGAGCGTTCCAGTTTCTTTCGTGGGCGTCTTTGTCCCGGTGTGCGCTAGTGGCGGGGGGATCGCAAACTGGCGGCGCGTTGAACATCGACGGCTTGCCGACTTCGACAAACGGATTGGCCCGTGCGGGCGATTGGGTCGAGATTAACGGCGAACTAAAGCGACTGACCGCCGACCTAAATTCCGATAGCAGCGGCGCGGGTTACATCATGTTCGAGCCGACGTTACGCACGTCGCCAGCGGATAACACGCCAGTCGTGTTCCGTAACCCCATGGGGCGTTTCCTGTTGGCCGAGGATGCGGGCAGTTGGTCGACACGACCCGGCACGCTTTCAGAAATGACGATTGATCTAGTCGAGGACATAGCCTAATGACGCGTTGGGTTAGCAACACGAACCAAACGGAAGCGGCGAAGGCGTCGCTTTTTATTATTACGATGGCGAAACTGGAATTCGATTCCGGTACGGTCTACGTCCACGACGGCGTTGGTAGCGTGACCTTCGACGGTAATACGTACTTGGGCGTTGGCAAATACGGTTCGTTCGACATTATCGACGAAAACATTGATACCGTAGCCCGTGGAATCAAAGTCACGTTGTCCGGCGTCGATACGTCGCTGGTTCCTATCGTGATGGACGAAGTTTATCAGGGACGACCGGCAACCTTTTATGTCGGGTTTTTGGATCAAAACCTAAACTTTGTCGCCGACCCCGAAGAAATCTGGTCGGGCCGCATGGACACCATGTCAATTAGCATGGACCAAAACAGCGCGGTCATTTCGTTATCTTGCGAATACCGTTTGAGAAAAGAGCCGGTATTAGCAAGGTTCACGGATGAAGACCAGCGCCTAGCATTTGCTGGCGACACATTCTTTAACCTAACGCAATTCATCCCACGCTATAAAGCGACATGGGGCGACAAACCGACGAACTTTAGTGGTGGCGGCGGTCGTCCGTACGATCCTAACTTCCGCTTGGACCCGTTCTAATGCGACACGAAGATTGGGTCGACCGCTTGTTTGCGGCGATTGAGCAAGTTAGCACCGAAACCTTTGCATACGGCAAAAACGATTGTTGCCTGTTTTCGGCGCGTGTCGTCGATGCAATGACCGGTAGCGATTACGCAAAACGTCTTGCAGAAATGTATCACGACGAACGGTCCGCACTGGCCTATATCAATTCGCATGGGTCGATACAGGACGCTGTGAAAGATTGGCTAGGCGAACCGTGTATATCCCTAGCGTATACACAGCGCGGCGACGTTGTGCTGTTTAACAACGAAGGACGCGAAACCCTAGGTATTTGCGTGGGTGATCGCATTGTGACGGTTGGCGAAACCGGCATTGCTCACGTACCCATGGCACAGGCTATTTGCAGTTGGAAGGTTAAATAATGGCTCCAGTTGTAAGTGCGGTAACAAACTTCCTGTTGGTGGTTTTCGGCGGCACGTCTGCCGCAGCCACGGTTGCCGCAATGGTGGCCGCTAACGCCATTGTCTACATTGGCGGAAACTTGCTTTTAATGAAGGTTTCGCAAGCGTTGGGGCCGAAGGTTCCACGCGCTACGTCACGACCGCCCGACGTGGAATACTCCGATACGGTTGCACCGCGTCGCATTGTCTACGGCGAAAACAAGATTTCTGGAATGAACGTCATTCCGGCGATTGTGACCGGATCAAAAGGGGAATATTTGCATCAAGTGTTGGCACTAGTCGGACACGAAGTCAACGCAATAAACACCGTTTACTTTAACGACGAAGCGTTAACACTAAACGGCAGCGGCGACGTAACGGCTGGCAGTTTCTCCGGTAAAGCATCCGTCCGTAAATACACCGGCACATCGACGCAAACAGTCGACAGCATCCTAAACGCCGCGATTACGGAATGGGATTCCGACCATCGTGGACGCGGTATCGCGTATTTGGCATTGCGTTATACATTCGACCAAGAGGTATACCGCAATGGCAAACCCGACGTTACCTGTATCGTGCAGGGCAAGAAGTGTTACGACCCGCGATTAGACACGTCACCGGGCGCGAATCCGACAAACTCAAGTTACGCCGCGTACACGACTAACCCGGCGTTGTGTCTTGCCGATTATCTCATGGCGTCGTATGGGTTGAGCGAGGACGGAACCCGAGTCGATTGGGCGTCCGTTGTAACAGCCGCGAATATCTGCGACGAAAACGTAGCCATTCCGGGGTCGACGACGCAAAAGCGGTATACCTGTAATTTGGTGCTGGAAGCGACCGCCGAATTCGAGAACAACATTCAAGCGTTAACACAGGCCATGATGGGCGCGTGCTACTACTCCGGTGGCAAGTGGCGCATGGCAGCGGGCGCGTGGTCATCTTCGGCGTTTACGATTACCGAAGACGACATTATCGGACAGGTGACGGTCCAGACGGCGCAGAGCCGCAAGCGCGAAGGTTATTACAACGCCGTTCGCGGACAGTTTGTCGATAAGGACCGCAACTATCAGCCGGTCGAATTCGAGCCAATCCTAAACTCGACATACGAATCGGAAGACGGCGAACGTATCTATACCGAAGTCGCGTTCCCGGCGTGCAATAACCAGTACGAAGCGCAGCGTAACGCCATCATTCTGTCGCGCCAATCGCGCCGACAAAAGACAGTGCAAGTCGTTTGCAGTTTGAACGCGTACAAAATCCGTCCGTTCGAAACTGGCACGGTCACGATTGCCGAAGTCGGCTGGACCAATCAAAGCGTGCGTTGTATCGGTTGGAAATTTCGACCGGAACCGGCTATCGAACTAACATTGATTGAAGCAGAGTCAAGCGATTACAGCGACCCATCGACCGGGACTTATGTAACCCCGGCATCCGTCGTGATAAGCGATCCGGCGACTTACTCGCCCGGTTCGCCACAATCGTTTACGGCGACGCAAGAAATCGAATCCATCTTGCTGTCGTGGGCCGCACCGTCTAACAGCGTTCCCGGCATTCTGTACCGCGTCTTTCAGTACACAGCGTCGACACCGTTTTCGTCGGCCACACAGATTTACGAAGGCGCAGACACACAGTTACGTGTGCCACGCACCGATACCGCAACGCGGTATTTTTGGGTGCAGTCGTACTATGGCGTTACTGGCGGCACATCCGACCCGACGCCATCCGGCGCGGGCCTGTCGTCGTCCGGCAAAATTGCGACGCTCAACGGCTACCTGACGAACGAAGCGACGCTAGTACCGGCGGATTCGTCCGGTACGGTTAGCAGTTATGCTGATGCGGTCGGCTTGTTTAAGTTGTTTAGCGGTCCGAACGACGTTACCGCCAGCACGACCTTTGCCATCGTTTCCGAAGTGAATTGCGATGGCGATTTAAACACTGCCGCCAACACGCCGGTTAGCGGTCAACCGATTGGTTACTATCGCGTCACGTCACTAACTGCCGATACCGGACAATTCACCATGTCGGCGACGTATGGCGGCGTTACCGTTACCAAAGTGTTTACGGTTGCCAAAGCGAAAGCGGGCGAAGATGGCACAGGAACTAGCGCCGTATCCATCATATTAAGCCGTACAGCCGTTCAATTAACCGCCTACGCCGACGGCAGTGTGCCGAGTTACGCGGACGCATCCGGCCAGTTGACCGTTTATAGCGGCGCGACGGACGTAACGGCATCGGCTACGCTGTCCGCGTCGGCCAGTAGCGGCGTGACCGGCACGATTAACACCGCGACAAACACGCCAGTTAGCGGACAGCCAAAAGGTTATTACCAAATCACCGCTATGTCGGGCGACGTTGGGTCGCTGACGTTTACCGTTCTATATAACAGCGTCACATATACTGCGACGTTTAGCGCATCGAAAAGCAAAGTCGGATACGAAATCGTCGGATCATTGCCTACGACCAACCTGTTCGAGGGCCGAATCGTATTCCTAACGACCGACGACAAGTTGTATCGCTACACCGGGTCCGCTTGGACGGCAGCGGTTAGCGGCGCGGATATTACGGCTGGAACGCTACAAACGGCAGCGTTCGCGTCGAGCATTGAGCCGGTAACAATCGTTTCGTCGGTTCCCGGCACGAAGTCGACGAATTCTATTTTCAACACGTCCGACGGCAAGTTGTATCGCTGGAATGGTTCGTCTTATGTTGCTTCGGTTGCTACAACCGACTTGTCGGGACAGATTACCGGCACGCAGATAACCGACGGCGCGATCACAACCGCCAAAATGACGGCGAATAGTATTAACGGCGACCGTATATCTGCCGGAACCTTGGACGCTTCGAAGATTGTTGCCGACAGTATCACTGCCGGACAAATTGCAGCGGGAGCGATCAGTACTACCGAGTTGGCCGCAAACGCGGTTACATCGACAAAAATTGCGGTTGGCGATTTTAGTGTACAGGCTAAAAACCCCGGCTTTGAAGATGGTAACGTAGGCTGGAATCTCGAAGGCAACTGGTCGATTAACTATAACGCGTCGATTGCGCGGGCTGGTTTCTGGTATGCGTCCTCGACCTTTACTTCGCCAGCGGCATTGCGAAATCAGCAAATCGTTTCGACCAATCCCGGCGAAGTGTTTTATGTTGAAGCGTGGATTAAATATAGCGGCGCGAGTGGCAACGGATCATACGTCCGCTTAACAGGGCTAAACGCATCCGGCGTCGAGGTTAGCAACCAATCTGGAAATGCGGTTGCTGTCGGCAATACGAGTTACACGAAATCTAGCGGTACGTTTACTGTCCCGTCGAGCGTGTACTACGTCAAAGTGGAAGTTGTTTCGGACATTAGCGGCGGTACGTGCTACGTAGACGACGTGCGAATCATTCGTGCGTCAAACTCTGTATTGATCGAAGACGGCGCAATTACAGCCGACAAGGTTTCAGCAAACGCCATCACCGCCGACAAGATTAGCGCGGGCGCGGTCACTGCCGCGAAAATTAGCGTTACTAATCTTGCCGCGATTAGCGCCGACTTGGGCAGCATCACTGCCGGTACTATCGTATTGCCGTCGGGCGGCTTTATTCGCTCCGGCCAAACCGCATACAACACCGGAACCGGTTTTTATATCGGCAACGATAGCGGTACGCCTAAATTCTCATTTGGAAACGCCAGCGGGAAAAATATCCGTTGGGATGGTTCGGACCTAACCGTTAACGGCGGCATCATTCTTACCGGTAGCGTCGCCGCTAATGCGATTACCGCCAGCGCCACGGACCTTCCAGCCGACGTAACGCTAACTAGCGCCAACACGGGCGTCGATAACACACTGTCGACCATTACGATTACCGCGACCGGCAGCACAAATATGCTGATTCGGTGCGACTTGACGTTTAAATTCACGTTAGCCAGCGGCGCACTAATCAATATCTACAAGATTTATCGCGGGTCAACCTTGCTGGTCGATATACCGATTACCAGTCTTGCGTCGGGTGGTACGTATCGCGTGCCATTGCAATACATGGACACGCCGTCGGCGGGCAGCACGACGTACTACATCAAAGTCGAGCCGACCCTAGGCGGCAGCACAACCTATATTTACGAAGACATTATCAGCGTCGTTACGGAATTTAAGCGATGAGATACGCCACTATTGCGCCAAACGGTCGGATTCTTGGCATCTTTACGTGCGAACCGGATTTGTTGTCGGATCGCCCAAAGCCGGACGACGCCATATTCGTTGAATGCCCAACGGCAAATGCTGTTAATTCGTATTGGAGCGGTAACGAATTTGTCGACAAGCAGCCGTCCGGTATCACGCATACCGTCGACGGAAATACGGTCACGATTACGGGACTACCCGACAACGCCATTATTAACGTCACGTTGCCGGATCGCTACGAAGTCTATCAAGCGTCGACGGAATTTAGTATTTCGTTGCCGGGACCGGGTGGGTATGTGTTCCAAATCGACCCGTGGCCGTATCTGAAAAAGACCTTTGCCGTTTTGATTGAGGGATAACTTATGGACGTATCGAAATTTAAGGTTCCGCCCGGATCGCTAGTCCTCGACGTAGCGTTGGTATTTGGTTTGGTCTACGCCATGGGCCAGATTACGGAACGATTAGAAGGAATTTCGAAACGTCTGGAAGTTGTCGAGGCGGTCAAGATTCAGCCAGAAGCCGACAGGCGCATTGCCGTGATTGAGGCGCAAATGGCAAGCCAAACCGAACGACTAAAGAGCATCGAAACAAAACTAGACCGAGTGTTAGAGCGACGATAAACGATGGGGGGCGGCTATGGAACTATTCGAAATCTTCACGCGTGCATGGCCGGTCATACTTGCACTGATTACGCTAATCATTGTCCTATCGAAACTCGACTTACGGGTTGCGGTACTCGAAGACAAGATAAAAACACTGTTCGACCTAGTGAACAAACGGGATAAGTGAGGCACGCCAGATGACGACGTTATTATCGACATTCTTATCGTTCCTTGCTGGCGGCTTGCCGAAGATTCTGCAAATCTTCCAAGACAAGCAAGACAAGAAGCACGAACTAGCGTTAGTAATGGCGCAGAAGGAACGCGAGTTAGCACTTGCCGAAAAAGGATTTATCGCACAGGCCCGCGTCGAGGAAATCAAGACCGAACAAATCGCCATGGAGACAGCCGCAGAGGAACGCGTGGCGCTGTATCAGCACGACATGGAGATTGGAAAAGGCGCGTCGCAGTGGATCATCAACCTTCGCGCCAGCGTGCGACCGGTTGTTACCTATATTTTCGTGCTGGAGTTGGTCGCGCTAAACATTGCTGGCGTCTGGTACGCCTACTCGACCGGCATTCCGTTTGTCGAAGCAATGGAAAACGTCTTCGGCGATGACGAAATGATTATTCTGTCGTCCATTATTGCGTTTTGGTTTGGATCACAAGCATTCCAGAAAAAATGAAAGTTAGTCCGGCGGCAATCGCAATGATCCGCCACCATGAAGGGGTAAGAAGTAGGCCGTATTTGTGTCCGGCTAAACTTTGGACCGTGGCCGTGGGCCATGTGCTGTACCCGGAACAAGCAAAACTAACTGTATCCGATAGGCTACAGTATCCGTTAAGGCCCGAAGATAATCGGACATGGAGCAATGACGAAATTAACGCTTTACTTGTTGCGGACCTTGCGCGATTTGAGCGCGGCGTGGCCCGATATTGCCCTACTTCTACTAATCATCAAGGCCAATTTGACGCACTGGTAAGTTTCGCGTTTAACGTCGGATTAGGTAACTTGCAGCGGTCTAGTCTTCGCATGAAACACAATCGCGGCGACTACGAAGGCGCAGCCGAAGAATTTATGAAGTGGACCAAGGGCGGCGGTCGGGTACTGCCGGGGCTGGTTAAGCGTCGATTAGACGAACAACGGCTATATATGCGGGGGTTACATGGCGCGACGTAACGACGGCATTCCTTCAAGTTTTATGGTTGCAGCGCACAAAATCGAGGTTGTAACGGTTCCGGTTAAAAAGTGGAAGCACGGGAAAAACTGTGTCGGAATGTATTTGCCGGATCAGTACCGCATCGAAATCATTGGATCACTTAAAGGGTCGAACAGGCAACAGACTTTCGTTCACGAATTGCTGCATTGCCTGACCGATATTTCGGGTTATCACGAGTTGTGCGAAGACGAAGTATTTATCGACTCCGTAGCGCACTTGTTAGCACAGGCATTAGTTACGTTCGAGCCATCTACTTATGACAGACCGAAGACCTAAAAACCTAATATCGCAAGACGTATACGAAGCGTTTTGCCGCAACGACAGAAACGTATCGGCAACCGCCCGCGAGTTAGGACTTCACCGCCAAACCGTAATTGCTCACGTTGACCGAGTAGAAAACGGCGCAACGCATAAGGCAAAAGGCGAAAGCGAACTAATCTACCTTCGCCAACAGGTCAAGCAATTACAGAAACAGCAGTTAACCGACGAAGCGGTACGCGCCGAGATACTAAAGGTAGCCGCAGCCACGCCGAAAACGCCGGACTGGTTGACCAAGCCGAGCAAACCCGCAACCGACCTTATGGGCGTGCCGACGCTATTTGCGTCCGACTGGCACTTTGGCGAGGTTGTACGGCCAGCCGAAATCGGCGGCGTTAACGAATACAACATGACGATAGCAAAGGAAAGGGCGCGAACCTTTATTAACGTCGCTATCGACCTATTGCGTAACCACTTGCGCGGCAAATACCCCGGCGTCGTCTTCGCGTTGGGTGGCGATATGCTGTCCGGCGATATTCACGAAGAACTGTCGGAGACTAACGAGGTTCCGACCATGCCCGCGTTGCTGGAGTTGGTCGGCGTGCTGGCGTGGTGTATTCGCACGCTGGCGGACGAATTCGGAAACGTATTCGTGCCATGCGTCACTGGCAACCATGGCCGTACGTCACGTAAGCCACGCGCCAAGCGGCGCAATCACACTAACTTCGATTGGTTGCTGTACCAACTGTTGCAGCGGTATTTCGAGAACGACAAACGCGTGACCTTCCTGATTCCAGAGGGGCCGGACGCGTATTTTATGGTTCATAACACGCGTTATTTGCTCACTCATGGTGACCAATTCCGAGGTGGCGACGGCATGATTGGCGCACTAGGCCCGATTAGCCGAGGCGATAAAAAGAAACGCGCACGCAACGGACAAACCGACCGGTCCTTTGACGTAATGATGCTAGGACACTGGCATCAATACATCCATTTAACGCGATTTTGTGTCAATGGGTCGCTGAAGGGCTACGACGAATACGCCGACGCTAACAACTTCGACGTTGAGCAAGCACAGCAAGCCATGTGGATTACGCATCCACAGCACGGCATCACGTTTCGTATGCCGATATTCGTACAACGCAAAACGACTACGGAAAAAACAGAATGGGTGTCCTTACCCAAGAGCAACTAGACGAACTGGCGTACTGCGAACACGACCGTTGCCAGAATTGCCATTTCTTCAAGTACCGCAACGCGGCGTTTTGTTGCACGCATCCAGCGGTTAATCAGCCACTCGACGGCGACTGTTTATGCGACGGGTTGCTGTTTATTTCTTCACGACCTTACGCACGGGAGCATTGCGGCGACTAGCCGACTTCGGCGGTTCCGGCTTTTGCGGTTCGATTCCCGTAACCAGCGTTTTTAGGTAGGCCCAAAACGCAACGAACTTCGCTTTAATCTTTTCCATTTGTCACCTATCTAGCGTGTCCATAGGGTGTAATTCGTCTTGCGGTATCCAATACGCCGGTCGATTATGGCCCTTGTCGCCCCAAAATCGCTCGACCTTACCTTCGACCGCATCAATCCAACCGGCCAGCCTATAGACGCCGTACTTCCCAATAACCAGCACAAAGCGCCGGTCCGGGTCCTCGTCGTGCAGGATTAGACAGCCGTTAGGGTGCGGAGTGTACCGCACGTCGAATGATCCAGCGTCATTTGCCCGGATGCGTTCCGCGCCGGTCCAGTAAATGCCCAACGCTTTGCAGACTGCAACTTCGGCGCAGCAACCTTCTATATCCTGTTCCCACAAATTGCTGTTGGGTTGTCCGTGTGTCCGTTTCCCGTTTTGAGCGATACCACGAACACGACGGACGACCCCGGCATTAGCCGCCAGCATTATTTCCTGTGCTGACAGTTGGACCAACATTAGCGAGTGTGTACTTCCTTGCCGTGATACTGGCGCTGTCCCGTTTGCCAGTCTTTCAGCAACTTGCGAAGCATTTGGTTTTCTTCATCCAGCGCGGCCACGCGGCCATTAAGAAACTGGATTTCCTCGCGTTGACGCTTGATCACAGCGTCGCCCCAAATCAGTTTGCTATCCATTGCGCGACCTTCCACGTTACGCCAACAAAAATACCCGTGACGATTGCTAACAGCACTGTTCCGGCTATTCCAACAACCACGGTCGCTACCTTGTCTTTCGAATCTGTGTTCATAAGAGTTGCCGACTACGCGCACGGCGTCGGCGGTCCGCTAGGGGGCGTGGCGCGTTCACGCTTTAATTAAAACGGAATTTCGTCGTCGAATTCTGGATCGACAGCCGGGGCCGCTTTTGGAGCCGGAGCCGCGCTAGACTCGCCAACGGGTTTGTACTTCACGCCGAAATACTTTCGTCCGTCCTTGGATTCGTTAACCCAAGCATCGACGTAGTATTCGACGCCAGCGATAACCGCTTTGCCGCGATAGTCGGCGTCCTTTTTACCTTCGCGTTTGCGGTCATTCTTAAACAACGCACCGCTATTGTCTTTCCTTTCCATTATTCAACTTCCACCGTGATTGCTTCTAACTCCGACTTGCGCCGGTCCTTTGCTTCGTTCAAGCGGCGTTCTAACTCGCCGTCTTTCGCTTTTTTGGCGGCTTTAATTGCGGCAATGTAGGCATTCTTTAAGCCGTCCAAGTCTGCCGCAGCCATGATTGCGTCGACCGGATCGACTGCCGTTTCCATTTCCGTATACGCCACTGGCGTACCGGCCATGTCGCGTACTTCCTCGACCGTGTACGTGCCGACCGTAACGCCGGGGTACACCGTGCGGACACCCTCGCTAATCACGCGGGCTTTCAGCATGGCGCGTGGGAACTTTGCCCACGTCGGGTTATTGGCAACACCGGCACGTTTGGCGCGTTCGATGGTCCAATCGACAACGACCGAGCCACCTTGCGGGTGCGTGAATCGTGCAGATACCTTGTCGTCCGTGAAGTCTAGCCACTCCACGCGACCGCCCGCAGTCTGAAAGCGGGCCAGCATTGCGTCGGACTTCAACGCGGGTTTGCCGTTGATAACGTGATAGTCACGCGCCGCGATAGCAGGGTGCAAACCCTCGGCTTGCGCGATGAGCATTAGCGACATGGCTTGCTCTGGCGTTCGCACGCCAAACATTCCCGACTTGGCGACGGCGACCGCCATCGTTTGAATATCGTTTACCGATACGATTGCATTAGACATTTTGAATTTCCCGTAGTTTTGTAACCATAGCGTCGACTTCGGTTAAGAACTGGTCGACGTTTTCTTCGATCAACGAAATCATTTTTTCGTCGCGTTCAATGCGTTGTACGTACAACTTCAAACCTTCCGGCATTCGTGGGTCGTACGAAATGAAGTCCGCGTAACTTCGATGGGTCACATATAAGTTACCTTGGATTTGGTACGCGTGTTCGTCCGGCATCCCGTTAAGGATGGTGCGAACGTGTATGCCACTCGACCACGGGCATTTGATTTCGATTAGCCCGTCTTTACCAACCAAGCCGTCCGGCGATCCGCCGAACATCCGTTTTTCGTGGACCCACAAGCCTGTTTCCTCGACTTCAATTTGCCGCGACCATGCGTACTCGACGCGTGCCGCCGGTTCGTTATCCGTACCGTGTTGCATTGCCGAGTTGGTAAAGTGCGGGACAGGTTGGCCGGTTAATCGCTCCGTGACGATTTCGATTAAGTAACCATCACGCGCAGCCGACGACTTACCGGACTTCAAAAAATCGCATACGTCTTTAAGCCGCGACGACGTAACGCGACCCACGCGGGCAGACAACCAGTCGCCCGAACCTTGCACAACATCCACTAACCTAAACATAGTCACCGCCCATCCGTCCGCGACGGCACTTCCAATTCGGCGGCGGGACTGACGACCAGTCGTAATCCCGAAGCATTTTCTTTTCCCGTTTCGCCGCCCACAGTGCGATTAACAGCACTGTTCCGACGATTAAGATACTCACGATATAACGCATACTTTGATACCACCCTAGTCGACCCGTCTGGATCAATCACCGAAACGAATTCCGACAGGTTCAAAAAGAATTCGTCTTCGTGCATTGCTGCTACTCCGTGTAGTGCGTGTTCGGGTTGTCGCACGACTTACCATCGCACGGAACGATGATCCCGGCGACGATTAACAGAATCAGTAAACCGATTGCTTGCGGCAACCAATCGCGTTTTGTGTATTTGCGTTGCATGGTTGTTACCCCGAAATTTGCATTTTGTTGATTGCAGCCAATGTCGCTTTCGCACTTGCTTTAATCGACGGGCATAAATCCGGGCCGAATTTGTGTGCGTAAAATTCCGCGTCCGACCACAACGAATTTAAGTGCGGGTCGTATGCGCTGATATAAACGTGTTGATCAGTTGATTTAATGTCATCCGGCGTCGGCAAGCCGCGTTCGTAATGATCAAGATAAAACTTCCAAGGAATTTTGATTAACTTTTGCATGATTGTTCCCTAGGTAAAGAAGGGACCGCTTACGCGGCCACCTTTGATTTAGCAATTTGCTTGGCGTAAACCTGACCCGTGACGTACGCAATAACGTCGTCATTCATACGAGCCGGTTCGCCAACAAACCCGCGTTGCCAAGCATCACGAAATTCTCCGTCGATATACGGATTCGAGTCTTCGCCGAATTGCCACCACTCAAAAGTTTGAACGCTCATGTTTTGTACTTCCCTAGGTAAAGAAGGGGCCGCTTACGCGGCCACCTTTTTGTGAATGTGCTGTTTTATCCAACCATGTTTACGCTTCTAACAACGTAACCCATGCGTTCGACTATCTTTGCGGCTTGGTTTCTGGTTCTTGCCTGAACAGAAATGAACGCGATATTTCCCTGCTCATTTTTAATTTCAACGTCGTATGAGTGCATTGTTGTATTTCCCTAGTTGGGACAGCACCGCGCCGTCCATGTGAGCCATGTTAACTGATATTT